CGAGACAATGGGATTACGGCTTCAGGTCCAGATTCGCCAATCACCGCCAAGGTCGGTTTGGTGACGATTCCGCCACTGGCCAGGCCAGGGATAAGTCCCTTCACCAAGCTCTTGGCTTTTGATCTAGCGCCCCCAACGATTGAGTCGACGATTGATCCAACGTCGGGAATCAGCCCCATGATGTAGCTAGCGATAGCTCCGCCAGCGCGACGGAGACCTTCGACGATGGCGTTGATGATTGATTTGCCCCAATCAACACCCATGTCGAAGAGAGCGACAGCGATCTGAATGCCAGCGTCGAGCAGTTTGCCTGGAAGGGCAATAAAGAAGTCAACGATCTTGTCCATCACCCGTGCGACCTTGTCGGCCAAGAAGATGACGAACTGTTTGGCGATGAACGCCAGGGCCAGAATGATTGGTGGGAGTGCTTTGAGTAGTCGCCCCGGCAGCTTGATGAAGAAATCGACTGCGAACTTGATGGCGTTGCCGATCAGCTCAACAAAGATTTTGGTGGCTTCTTTCCAGTCGCCCTGGAAGATGGCCTTCACCATGCCGATGACGAGCTTGATCTGTTTCCGCATGTATTCGAAGACATCGACGACCATCTCGATGATGACCTGGATGGCGGGCCAAAAGACTCTTTCCAAGTAGTCCTTCATTGCGAAGAACGCAGCGACGACTTTGTCTTTGACGTCGATGACTCCCGGGACGAAGTCGTCTCTGAGGAAGTGAAAGACGTTGTCGACGATTTCTCGGACTCGTTCGAAACGGAAGTACGCAGCGATGAGTGCGCCAGTCAAAGCGACCAGAGCAACCACGACAAGCATCACTGGACTGGTCTTCATCAACGCGTCGGTGACTGCTTGGACGACATTCCATGCCGCTTGCATTTTGGTGTGGATCATCACTGCGGCGGTGTAGAGGCCGTACCCGATGACCAGTCCACCAATAGCTCCAGCCAAAACGATGAGGACGTCTTTGTTTTTCTCCATCCAGGCGATCGCTGTTCGGAATCCGTCAGGGATACCCCGTACGAACTCCATCACTTTTTCTCGTGCCGTTTCAAAGGCAGTGGCAATCGTCTCTCCTACTTCGCCCCAGTTGATGGAGTTGAAGATTTCAACGAGCTTGTTGAAGCCCAGTTCGAGGAGTTCAACGATCTTGTCTTTGAGGGTTGTAATGCCAGGTGCCAGGTAGGTGTAGATGGCGTTGTAAACAGCCATCACCTTCTCAGCAACAATTCCGAAGATCTCGCGTGCCCGGTCAAAGATGGGCACCAGGCGCTCACGTGCAGCCGTTGCTAATTCGATGGCAAGTTCTTTGCCACGCTTCAACGCTGGCTTCAGTTTGTCGAAGCCTTTGATCATTAGCGCTGTTGCCTTCTCAGCAACAGGAGCCAGCTTCGCCCCAATCTCAATCATCAAAACTTGGATGTTTGCTTTGATCTTGTCCATCGATGCCGACAGACCAGTGTTCATTACGTCGAAGGCTGTTTCGGTCGCTCCTGCAGAACCCTTCATTTGTCCAAGGACATCGTTGAAGGCTTCGCCACCATCACTGGTCAGGGCAAGAACGGCCTGTGCCGCCTCAATACTTCCGAACCAGTCAAGGATTGAGACACCGGCTTCGTCGGCACCTGTCTTCATCATTGTTATTGCGTCACCAAAGCTGCCGCCTTGGGCCAAGAAGTCTTGGAAACCAACGCCAGCCAAGTCACGAAATGCGACATCGGCCTTACTACCTGAGCGGGCGAGTTCTCCAAGGGCCCCTTTTATTTGGACCGCCGCGACGGACGTCGGAACGCCCTGCGCAGTTAGTACCGCAACCGACGTTGTGAGTTCTTCAAAACCGACACCAACTGCGGAGGCAATCGGGGCCATCTGGAAGATCGACTTGGACACTTCGTCCATCGTCGTTTTGCCCAGCTTCACCGCAGTGAACATCAAGTCACTGGCTTCGGTCGCGGAAATGACTTCCGTACCGTAGGCGTTGGTAACACTGGTGATGCCGTCGATGGCGGTCTCTAGGTCGGTGACCCCACCTTTGGCAGCCATCTGGCCGACGCGCATGAATTCAAAAAGATTTTTGCGTGGCACACCGGCACTTAACGCTGCATACGCAGCCGGTATGGCGTCGTCGGTAAGGACTCCAAATTCCTTCGAAAAACTGAGGAGGTCTTTTTCCATTGCGCCAAAGGCTTCATTGCTGATGCCCGGAAGGAGGGTTCGGATTTCCCTCATACCTTTGTCGAATGTTGAAAATGCCGTGACGCCTTTTGTAGCTATCGCCGTTGCCGCCCCAGCAAACGCAACCCCTGCGGTGAGTCCAACCTTGGCAACAGATTTACCGAACGCAGCGACTTTGCCTGAGGCCCCTTTCAGGACCTTCGACAGATTGGACGAGTCGCCAACTATGGAAATCACTATGGGTCTTGAACCTGATGGCATGGCACCTCCTCTATCGACGCTTGGCGTTTTGTTCGGCTTGCTTCTGCTGCCGTTGTTCTTTGTTGATGGCTTCGACCAGGGCTGACACGTCGCGCTGTTTCAGCGTCAACATGTCGGCCCAGGAAAAGCCGAAGTGTTTGGCAACTTGTGCCAACGTGATTATTCGTTGGGCACGTTGGCGTCGGTAGGGTCCTCGTCACCTTCAACACTCAGCTTCAGGTTGAGTGCGTCTTCGATGGTGAAGTCAGGATCAGTACGCCTGCGACTGATGAACGCCATCGCCTGCAACATTTTTCCCTTACGAGCCGCAGGATCTTGCATCGCATCCATAGCAAGGCCAGTGATTTCTTCTATCTCGATGACCTCGCCAATCGTTAGCGAGTCAAGATCGATGCTCATAATGTCATCGGTCATTTTTTGAATCCTCCTACGACACGCGAAGCGCCGTGTTTCTTCTGAAAATCGCGGGCCAAACGATCCATGCCCTTGATGTACTTCTTGACCATTCGTGGCCAAGCGTCGTGAATTGCCAAACGAATAAACGGCTGCGGTTTAGACCGTCGTTTAGCGCCAGGGGCATAACCACCGGCGTGGACGTATCTCGCATACGGCACCCGGCCAGGGCTGCCCGCTTTGATACGTGCGAAACGTCGAGTCGAGTCAGCCTTGATGGAATCACGCAATCGACCGGGCACGTATCGTGCGCCACGGTCTATTGGTGAACCAACAGGTGCCCGCTTCTTAGCTGGGCCAACAATCTCTTCAGCCGCAGCCTTGTTCGCTAGCCGTAACTCTTTGCTGAGTTCGGTATCGCCCATGCGCCGAAGCGACATGGCCAACGCCGATGCACCGCCCGCCCTAATAAGAGCTTTGGGCTTTGCCACTAGAACGCCGAGTCGCTGCTTTGCGTAGCGATGGTTACCGCTGCATTTGTCCCATCATCCAAAATCGTGAATGGGATCTCAATTGATGTAAGCGCGTCGAGTGATGCCACGGGGCTGCTTCCGGTGAAACGAACCGCAGGCATCGTGATGTGAACGTACGGGTAGGAGCTACCAACGATCGCAGTGGTCTGCGTGCAGATCAGTTCCAACTTCACGTTGCTGCTATTAACAAATGAGTTGTAATCGGTGAGCGATGCGAACTCTGCGGTCATTGAACCGGTATACGCAGGTACTGAAGAGCGCTTGGGTTGCCCTTTAGTGGCAGCGCCTTTTAGGAACCGTCTTTCAGTGTCTAAGCCGTTGTCGAGTGAGATCGACATAGCGGTCACATTGGTAACTGCGCTGTCATCAATTTCGACTGAAGCGGTCGTGTAGGGGAATGGTGTCGTGGAAGCGACGTAGGTAGGGCTTGGTGCCGCCGAACTGGTTTGCTCAGTTTCTGAATCCCAGTTCAACGTCATGTTCAGATTTGCACCCAAAGCCATTTCGATATCGAGGCCAGTACAAACGCAACCTTCATACGTGAATGGTCGTGCGGTACCGCCGGAGTCGACTCGAACCATCTGCCACGTGTAGGAACCAGAAGGCCCTGCCGAGTTGGTGGTGAAAGCCGCGGTATAAGCAATCGTTGCGCCCACCTGCGTCGGGCCGCTTGATGCACCAAGGGCGTGCTGCAAAATCAGCCCCATTCCCTTGTTCATAACGTCGAGGGATGTTGAGCCGGTGGCACCGGTGCTGATGCCTTCGTAACGGTCGCTGCGGGTTGTTTCAAGACCCTCACGAAATCCCTGGCTCTCGATGTACTCAACATCACGTTGCCAGTCATCGGATTGACCCTCGTAGGAGCGCGCCAGACCAACTGCCGTGCCATACGTCGTTTCAACTCCAACGCTCAAAAATTGTTCATAGATACCAGCCATGGGCTAAGCCTCCTGGGGGGTGGGTGTAGGGGTGGTTGCTGCGCCAGCGGGCTCGAACTCGGGGTGGTCGGCGAGGACTGCTGCCTGCTTGGCATCAACCTCTACGACTTCACCTCTCTTGAACTCCACTGGGCCGCTTGAAAAGTTAACGATGACTGCATCGGGACCGCCCGTATAGGACCAACCGGTCGCAGCCGTCTTGGCTTTAGTCATGCCAATCTCGCTTTCGCGTGTACTCGG